ATCTAAGGTAGAATCATTTTCTTGGGCACTTGCACTTAACCCAACTGTTCAAGCAGAAATTACATTTGACGCAGATGGAAATCCGGTAATATCAGATGCTACTATGCTTACTGCCGCTGGTGAGGTTTGGGATAATATTGCCGGGGTAGTTACCGGAGATGATGTTATTCCTACTCCTTTCGTGCCCCCAACACCATAATAAATCGTATTAACTCACAGAATGGTATACTACATCTATGAAAATAGCCGTATATACAATTGCGCTCAATGAAGCCAAGCATGTAAAGAGATGGGCCGCATCTACAAAAGACGCAGACTATAGATTAATTCTAGATACCGGCTCAAAGGATAATACTGTCGTTACCGCTGAGAAAGCGGGAGTCACTGTTGTCACTAAAAAGTTTAAGCAATTTAAATTTGACGAAGCTCGTAATGCTGCTATCGACGCACTTCCAGATGACATTGACTGGTGCATTAGTCTTGATGCCGACGAGGTTCTACATGAGGGATGGCGGGAGCTTCTAGAAAAAGATATTGCTAGTCAGCCACAGTCAACACAATTTAGTTTTAATTTTATTAACAGCCGTTTTCCGGACGGTACACCCGCACAGCAGTGGGCTCGACCAATGATTCACCCAAGGCATAATGCTCGTTGGAGATGGCCTATCCATGAAATCATTGAAGCTAATCCATGTGTTATGGGAACAACTAGAGTTATAGCAGAGCATTTTCCAGATAGAACAAAGCCTAGATCGTATCTACCAATGCTTAAGCAAGCTACTAAGGATCTACCAGAAGACTCTAGGATGTCTTTTTACTACGGCCGTGAACTGTGCTATAACGAAAAGTGGGACCTTGCTGAAAAAGAACTTAGAAGATGCCTTACGCTAAATGGTTGGGCTTATGAAAAGTCGGAAACAATGGTATGGCTTGCGCGTTGTAATAAGGCAGAGGCCGAGCAGTGGCTACTGAAGGCTTGTGCTGAAACACCAGATAGACGCGAACCATTTGTAGAACTAGCTGAACTTTACTTTAACGAACAGCGCTGGGAGCCAGCTCTTGGAATGGCTCAAAGAGCAATTTCTATGACAACTAAAAATCTTTCATATATCAGCGAAGATAAGGCCTGGGGATTTTTGCCACACCACATTGCTGCAATTTCTGCGTATACTATAAAGGCCCCAGAGCTTGCACTGTATCACGGAGAAAAGGCTCACGCACTTCTTCCAGATGATGAAAATCTTAAAGCTAATCTGGAATGGTATCGTAAAGGCTATGTTGAGGAAAATGTAGAGGAAGCCTACTAGTCATTGCATTTTTGCCGTAAAATGATATAATTCATATATGCCATACGCTGATTACGTTTTATCTAAAAGGCCAGACTCATACTATTCACTGCACGGTGCGAGTGGAAACTTTAATGTAATTAGTGGTACTAACGGTATATCTGCCACTGGTGGTGGGGCAGGATACACACAGGGTGTAGACACCCCCATAGTTCCCGGATACCAACTCGGCACAATCTCGCAGTCTGTAATAAACAATACAAATGTAGGCTGTCTATCTCAGTCTGGATCTAATAAACCGTATGCCATAGAATTGTGGGGAAAGCTTAAGATAAATCCATTTTATGGATACCAGAACACAGCCATAGATATTGTATATACCGACTCTCCTGGAAATAAAATATATATTGAAAACTCATATATCAACTTCTTACTGACAGCAACCGACGGTACACAGTATTTAGCTCAGGTAAAGCATGCTGACTGGGACGAACCGTTCCATATTGTTGCTAGTTATACAGTAAACTCTATAATTCTTTACGTTAATGGCGTGGCTAGCGACTCTATAGGAATTGATGCTAATAAAACTATTGGATCTTCGACAAACAACCTATATATTTCATCAACGAATATGTTTCTATCAAATATCGCGTTGTATCGGGAGAACCTAGGATCAAAAGAGGTTTTGTCAAATTACTCCGCAGGCTCATCATTTATAGATAAAGAATATATGTCGGTGTCTACTGGTGCAAACTATTACTCTCTATCTAAAAATAATTCATTAAGCACTTTCTATAAAAAAATACTTAATAATGATTTCTATATTGGAAATTTAAGAAATGTTATCGTTGATGATGGAGTTTTAAAAAACATAGATTATAATGCTGCGGTAACTAGAGATTCAAATCCTACTATTGTATCTTCAACTACCGGTGCCTCTGGAATATCTGTTGGTGGAACTGCCAATACAAAACACGCAAAGATTGATCTGTATCCTGGAGTTTATTCAAACAGTGGATTTATTGGTATAGAGCTTCCGTTATCAACTGGAAACACTAGAGATATATTGACCATATCAAATAAAAATCTTAGAAAGTCCTGGGCATGGCAATTAAATTCAAGCAGCCAACTTATTTTAAATATAAATCAATATACTAGTGATCCGGCCGTACCATCAACAACTGCATCATATACATACTCAACAGCCCTGACCTCTAATAATTTATCGCAGAAGTTGTGGTTCATATTTGATAGCGATGGTATAAAGGTTTCAGCCTGGTCTCTGACTGCGAATACATTTAATCAATATTCTTCAAATGACTATATCTATGAACCAGTAAGCTTTGACTACTCTACAGAGATTTTATTAGGATCAAATGAATTATATGTCGGTGCCGGAGCAGTCTACCAAGTTAAATCACTTTGGGCTGGATCTAATCTTCCAGATTCTTGGGCCGGGGTATTCTCAGACTTGGAGCTTTCATCAAATAATAATGTTTCTTATGCTTTTTCTTCTTCTACTTCGGCAAGGACTTGTGGCGAGTTTACATATACGTTTGATGTTGGAGCTCAGATGCCATTCGTTGGTAGCAGTATAGAGTTTGATTTAAATAAAGATATATCATCCACGTCTGGATCCACTGTAAAAATAAAATATAACGGTGGGTCATACTACGAGTGTACTAGTGGCAGGTATCTGCCGGCAATTCCATATTCGGGAGAATTTGGAGATGGCTCTGGATCTACAGTGGTTACTGGTCCTATAACTATTCAGGCGGTATTAGAAACAATAAACGTGGACAAGAATCTGCCAGAACTAAGCTATATAGATATAAATATTTATCAGGATAACACGCTTGATGGAACACAGAGTGTAGGTCCAGCTACAGTAACAGGTAGTAATGTTTCGTTTAGAGATACCCCTATAACTGCAAATATAAATTCAACTAGGCTAAATTGTACATTTAGCGAGCCGGGATATATAACCATACCCGAGTCAAGTGGTAACCATAAAAGCATAGAGTTTAACTTTACTTATAAAGGTTTTCCAAACAGTGGGTCAACAATAATTTCTGCTAGTGAAGGTGTAAAAAACCTTACTATATCACCAACAGGCTTGGTTGCTTGTGCTGGTTGGCCAACTAATACTGTTTATTTAAATGGCAAGGTAGTCGGCGCATCTGGTGCTACCGCCCAGACAGATTCTATAAATCACGTACTAATTGTTGGATCTACCGGTCTTACCGGTCCGGTTTATTTAAATGCTAGCGTAACCGCGGGAGGAGCTACTGGATACTTTTCATCTCTTACGGGAAGTGGTGGGTCAACAACAGGAGTACAGGTATCATATGGATATCTATCTCTATGGTCAAATATATTAACTGGTGCTACTGGTGGTACTGGGCAAACTGGGCAGGTGTCAGACATCATTGCTTCTAGGTTGGGCGTAATATCTAAATCAATGGTTCCGGTGACTATTGATTCGTTCCCTATAGTAGAAAGTCCAACTGGTGGGACTGGACCAACTAGCAATCCAAGGATAAATGTTACACCTTGGCAAGAGTTATTGACCTAACACTGTACAAAATTTGGTGTTTAGGTTATAAAATGGTACAATTATATACATGAATCCACCCGGAAGAGTTCCTACTACGCGAGTTGTAGACCATACAATATATGGCGTATATGTTTGGCAATTACCAAGTGGACAGTATTTCGCCAACGATAATCAAGATATTTTGAGTATTGCTTCTGTCAAGGGAGATATTGGTAAGATGGCTAAGCTGCAAAGAGCCGCAGCATACTGGGGCCAGCCAAACGGAGCCCCTGTCTTTATGGCCGGCAACCGTAAAATCACACAAGAAGAATTCGACCATCAGTGGGAGAGACAACTCAACGGAGAACTTGCTGACGAGTATGACTTTGGCGCTATCCTAGATGAACTAAGGGGACAAAAACAACATGGCAGCAATTGAGGCATTTGATGATGATAGAGCACTAGAGGTTAGTCTGGGTAGCTATGACAGTTTCGGTGCAGAAAATACAGACCTATTTGCAGTAAAGGGTGATTCCCTTAGAGATATAAACGGTATTAATGCTAATCTTAAAAGAAAGATTGGCAGAGAGATCTCTAAGGCATACACTGGCATGGGTGACGCCAAGACCAAGGCTACCGAAGTTGGATACTATTCTGCATACGATGCGTTCGGTGTAGTTTTGCCACCGTATAACTTAGATTACCTTGCACAAGTTTATGAACTTAACGCAGCGCACTATGCGGCATGCAACGCAAAGGTATCTAATATTGTAGGGCTTGGCTTTAGCCTTATAACCACTCCAGAGGTTACTGACAAAATTAATTCTGCACCATCGGAAGAACGTAAAGACTTCATGCGCTCAAAGGTTGCTAGAGCAAAGACAAAGTTTATGTCTATGCTAGATCAAATGAATTATGAGGATACTTTCCTAGAGGTTCTTCAAAAGGCATGGATTGACTATGAGGCAACCGGTAATGGATATATTGAAATTGGTCGTACCGCAACTGGAACAATTGGATATATTGGCCACATCGCATCTAGAACAGTTAGAGTTCGTAGACTTAGAGATGGCTACGTACAGATTGTTGGTTCAAAGTCAGTATTCTTTAGAAACTTTGGAGATACTACAACTAAAGATCCGATTGGTTTAGATTCAAGTCCAAACGAAATTATTCATATTAAGAAGTATAGCCCGAGAAATACTTACTATGGAGTATCTGATATTGTTCCGGCAATGAAGGCGCTTGCAGGAGACGACTTTGCACAACAGTTTAACCTAGACTACTTTGAGCACAAGGCCGCTCCTAGATACGTTATTGTTATTAAGGGTGCGTCGCTGTCTCAGAATGCCGAGAAGAAGATTCACGAATTCTTTATGTCTAAGTTGAAGGGTAAGCATCATAGAAGTCTTTACATTCCACTTCCAGCAGATACCCCCGACTCTAAGGTAGACTTTAAGATGGAGCCGGTAGAGGGTGGCGTACAGGACGGCTCCTTTGACCAGTATCGCCAAAGCAATAGAAATGATATCCTTATGGCTCACAGAGTTCCACTCTCAAAGGTAGGACACGCTGATGGACTCTCCCTTGGTGGAGCGGCTGATGCTGATAAGGGATTTAAGGAGCAGGTTACTCGTCCAGAGCAGGATAAGTTGGAAAAGAGACTTAATAGAATTGTTGCTGAGTTTACTGATATGTTTACTATGCAACTTAACGAGATGAGTCTTACCGATGAAGACAAGCAGTCTCAGATTGAAGAGCGACTGGTTCGGATGAAGATTAAGGTTCCTAACGAATCCAGAGAAAAGCTTGGACTCCCTCCTATGGAAGGCGGGGACGAAACGGTTGATCTTAAGGCAAAGGATGCAAACGAACAAGTATCTCAAGCTATGAATGCTAGAACGCGAGACCAGAATAGATCCGCTCAGGCAACAGATGGTAAGGGCGAGGCAAGAAGCCCGAAGGGCCAAGGTAGGACTACACAATAATTTGCTTTTAGGTTAATAAAGCAATACTATTGTCATACTATGGAAATAAGCAAAGCTAATTTTTCTACGAGTGGTACACGCATCGATATCAGCGTCCCTTTTTCTAAGGTTGATGCTTCTGCTAGAACCGTGTCCGGATTTGCGACCCTTGACAATGTAGATAGACAGGGAGACTTAGTTCTCTCTGATGCCTCTACCGCCGCCTTTGAGAAATTTCGCGGTAATCTCAGAGAGATGCACCAGAGTATTGCTGTTGGAAAGGTTCTATCCTTTACACAGGAAGAACTTTATGACCCAGAAACAGCTAAGATGTATAGTGGAGTTTATGTTACTGCATATGTTTCTACCGGCGCACAGGATACTTGGGAAAAAGTATTAGATGGAACATTGAGCGGATTCTCAATTGGTGGAGCCATTGACGATTCAGAGACTTTCTATGATCCAGAGCTTGAAAAGAGCATTAGAATTATCAAGGGGTACAGCCTAGTTGAGCTTAGCCTAGTAGATAGTCCAGCCAATCAACTCGCAAACGTTTTTGCTATTACAAAACTAGATAGTGGCGAGATGAGTATCTCAGGTATGGCCACTATTGTTAAAACATCAAATGTCTTCTGGTGCTCAGATGACCAAATTGCTAAGTCCAGCGAGGAAGAATCCGCTGCTTGCACTTGTGGAAAGTCGATGGAAAACATCGGCTGGATCGAGCAATCTGAAGTAAACAAGTCTGATTCAGTTGCGAAGGTTGTAAATAAATTCCTTGGAATTGGTCAGTCAAATGAAGATATCAGTAAAGGAGGTATCGAAATGGCAGAAAACGAAATTATTGAAGATGCAGAAGTTGCATCAGAAGAGGTTGTGGAAAAGGCAGATGAAATTATTGCAGAGTCCACCCCCGAAGAAGCTGTGATTGAAAAGGCTGAGGAAGTTTCTGAGGTTGACGTCGAGGAAATTGACTTCACCAAGCAGATTGGCGATCTTAAGGCTTTTGTCGAAGCTGAAGTTGCTAAGGCAATTCAAGCGGCAGCTGATGAAATTGCCAAGGTTACGCAGACCGTTGAGGCCATCGCCTCTAAGGCTGATGTAATCGAAGCTGATGTTTCAGAAATTAAAAAGAGTTTTGAAGTCACTATTGACGATGTCAGCGCCAAAGTTGAGGAACTTGGCAAGGGCGTAACCGCAATTGACAACGCAGTGGCTGTAAAGAAGTCCGAAGACCTTGGCGGGTCAGAGGCACCGATTGAAAAGTCGGAAAATAACGTATGGCGCGGCTCCTTCCTCTCAGTCAGCGACCTATAATCCATAAAAAAAAGGTAGGTGAAAAAAATATATGAGTAACGAACTTTTAGAAAAGGTAATTAGTACCACTTCAGTCGGTGCTGGTGCGGGTGGTCTTCTCAACGCTGAGCAGTCCAACCGTTTCATTGACTACATGTGGGATGCTACCACGCTTGCAAATGAGGGTAGAGTTATCCGTATGCGTTCGAACACCGTTGACCTGGACAAGGTTAGCGTTGGACAGCGTATCACGCGTTTGGCGACCGAATCCGTTGATGACAGCATCAACACTGAGGCTACGTTCACTAAGATCTCTTTGACCACGAAGAAGTTGCGTCTTGACTGGGAACTTTCCAGCGAGGCTCTCGAAGACAACATCGAGGGTGCAGCTTTGGAGGACCACATTGCACGTTTGATGGCAACTCAATTCGGTAACGATGTTGAGGATCTTGCTATCAATGGTGACACTACTTCCGCTGATCCTCTGCTTAAGGCCTTTGATGGTTTTAAGAAGATTTCTTTGGCTGGTGGTCACGTTGTTGATGGTGCAAACCTCAAGCTCAGTGACGACACCAGTGGTGGCGGAAAGGTGCTTTTGAGCAAGGCTATTAAGGCCATGCCTCGTAAGTACATGCAGCGTCGTAATGAATTGCGATTCTACACTGGCGTTAACCTGCAACAGGATTACATCAATGGTTTGACGAACGTTTACAGTGGCCGCGGTAACCCGCCGGACATTGCATCGGGAGTTATCCGTGGTGATGTGACTGCTGCTAATGGTTCTGCTGGAGCAACCGTTCCGTTCGCATATGGTATCCCCCTCAAGGAGGTGCCTTTGTTCAACGAGACTTTGGGTGCTTCTGCTAACCAGGGTTACATCGAGCTCACGTTCCCCCAGAACCGTGTTTGGGGTATCAAGCGTGACGTTCAGGTCCACCGTAACTTCTCTCCGAAGAAGGACGCGATCGAATACACCGTATTCGTTCGTACCGGTGTTCAGATTGAGAACCCAGACGCCGTTGTATATGTCAAGGACGTCCAGGTTACATCCTGATCTACAATTTAATATAATAGAGGGGCGGGAGAAATCCCGCCCCTCTATGTTTTAAAGAAGAGTTATGATATAATTGTTTTATATCACAAGGAGGATTAAATGTCTTTTGAAGAAATGAATATCAATGAATTGCGTGATGTTGCGCGAGAATTTGGTGTAGACATTGAAAATATTAAAACAAAGGCCGGTATTGCCGGTGCGCTAGCCACAGATGGTGTTACCTATGAAATGTATAACACAATCTCGCTTGCAGAAAAAGTAGAATTGGAGCCAGAAGTTTCGGCCCCCAAGAGTGCAGTAAAGCCTGGCGTGGACTCCATGCTGGTTAGAATGGATCGCAAGAATGGTACGTATGAGACTCGTGGAGTTACTTTTACCCGCGACCACCCGTATGCACTAGTTGACATAGATACTGCTCAAGACATCTTTGATAATGAGGAAGGCTTCAGACCGGCTACTCCACGCGAGTTGCAGGAATTTTATTCGTAAGGGTTGATAATGAGTGATAGAGCTACTTAAGTATAGTGGTGGGACGTCTTATTTAGACATATATTCTGGTAGTGCTAGCGGGAATCCTACAGCCTACATTGATATTAATAACGACTTTACTACTGGCACTATCACTGATATTAGCAGTCTTTCTGGTGGTTTTAGAACCGCCACGACGGATGTTAGCCCGATTTTTTCTATCGGAGATTCGGTAATTATTAGTGGTTCTTCTGTGACCGCTTTAAATCAAACGGTTACCGTATCTTCTATAGTTGAAACATCTCCATATAGTTTTACTTATGCAACATCAGCGGTTGGTACTTTTACTGGTACCGCCGCTGTTGCTTTGGCGCCCATACAACTTACAGTAACACCGGGTGTAGCCCCATACGGAGTATCTCAAAGGTGGCAGGGTGCTATACCTGAAATAGCGACGGTAACGGAGCAACAGGAAACAGTTACGTGGAGTTGGACTCAGAGTGGTAGAGCTAGAACAAAGGAAGTACAGTATAATGTCGTAGCTCCATATGTTCACCCAGTAGATGCTGCGTACAGATTAGGATTCTCTTTAGATCCAGCAAGTCCATCATATAGATCAAGTGATGAGGTATACGCAGCTGAAAAAATGGCACGCTACGCTATTGAGGCATACACCAACGGGTTCTTTGGAAATAGACTAGATACAACCGAGGAGCTTGGCCAAGGAACCGACGTACTTGTTATTTCTGATTTTATTACTAAGGTACATAAGCTCTGGGAGAACGACACACTTGTTTATCACGATGGCGTACTAAATAATTTTGGATATCCAATTGTTATTACAGGCAGTAAGCAGGGTATTAGGATTCAGGCCGAGATGGACCTTGTAGAATATAGCTCAGAATACACAGGTAATCTAGGAATAAGTGATAGTAATTACTACAGGGGTAACCCAAGCTTTAGATATCCAGCATTTAGACAGACTTGGAATTATAAGATAGAGGGACAGTTTGGGTTTGACTCAGTTCCTTCCGAAATTTCAGAGTGTGCGATTATGCTTATAAATGACTATCTATGCTCAGATAGTACGTGGAGGCGAAAGTATATTACTGATATTAAGACGTCAGACTGGAATATCAGCTTTGGCTCCGGATCTACAAAGGGTACTGGAAACGCTGTTGTTGACACAATTCTAGATGGGTTCGCCCGTCATAGCATGCTGGTGATTTAAATGGGTATGTATGGATGCCTTCAGTCTTCAACATATAATATGTTGGCTGATGTTATGGACTTAAACATATCCCAAAATTATAGAACCGGAGAGTTTGTCCGCGAGTGGGTAGTTGCTGAAACTATCCAATGCCTTGCTAAAACTATCATTGAGGATAGTTCTACTAACAGTGCAAGCGGTAAAAACTTTGGTAAATCTTTCTCTGAAAGACAATCTATTAAATTAAAATCACCTTCTAATATTTCTACTAGAAAAAAAGTGACTAATATTAGAAACTCTGCTACACAGGTAGATATCTTTACTGAAAATAAGATAGATAATAGACCAACAATATATGACGTAGAGGCGTCTGTCCCAGTGTTCGACCCATTTGGAAGCATTATTTACTATGACGTTCTACTGTATCGTTCGGACGTGCAAGATGGCAACTAGTAAGCCTAAAGGTGTTCAGCCGGCCAAGACCGTTTCATCTAAAGGTGGCCTTGTAAATGTACATAATAATGCGGCGGAAGCAATAATGTCCGTATTAAATTATGAGCTATCTGTTGCGTACCATGCGTTCGGTAGCTGGAAGGCACAGGATCAGTTCTGGGATGACGCATTTGAAACGGGAATATACCCAATGTTTGGGGTTCACGTAGATGGCAAGTCTTTGACTACCAAAATGCTTAAACATGTTTATGAGTGGGATGAAGCCGGTCAGCCAGATGGCAGACTGTGGACTCTTACAAAAACTAAATCTTCTGGTGGAATTATAATAGGATATAAATTTCTTAATTCAAATAAAATTGTTCCAATTGATCCAGTTTTAGCTGAGCCCGGAAAAACTGGTAGATCTGTTACAGCTCAACATATTTTTAAGAAAAAGGCATCGGTTATGGAATCTGGAAAGCCGGTTAGCATTCGTCCAGTACGCGGTTACGCAATTGTTTTTCACG